AAAATATGCGTTGACATTGACTTCTTTGCATTGTCAATTTCATTCTTGTCAAGCATTTCATTGTCGTAGCTGGTGAAGTGATAGGCAGCCCACTCAGGGTCATCAGACTTCTCAGCATACACAAACAGTTCATAAAACCAATTACGCCCTTCAGGGGTGCCGATAAACACAGCTTTACCTTTTTGGTCAGCTAGGGCTGGTCTGATGATCTCTTCCCAGACAGAAGGTTTCATAAAAGCAGCTTCATCCAGGACAGCAAGCTTAAGAGAAGCACCCCTCATAGTTTCAGGGCGGTCAGAACCTTTTAGAGAGATAACAGCACCGTTGATCAGGGTGATCTGAAGGTTGTTTACATGAGAGGATTTGATAACTGGTCTGGCAAGGTCATGTAGCAAAGACCACATGATGTCCCTTGCGTTGCCTTGAGTAAGGCCTATGTACCACACATCCCCTGCTTTAGAGTCAAGGGCAGCTACAATCATTCGCCAGGCGGCATACCTAGACTTACCGCACCGCCGACCAGCAGCGATTACTTGAAAACGTTCGTTGTTCTTCCAAACTGTTTGTTGCCAGTTTAACAGTTTTACATTAAGTTCAGCCATCTAGTTAGAAAACAAAGTTAGATGGTTTATGTGGGAAAAGATCAAATGACACAATAGCAACAAATGTGCTACCTGCTTCAGGGGTGACACTAAGGTAATCCCCTTCAGTCATCAAAAGATACTCGCCAACAGGACCACCAAATTTTAGGAAATCTCCTGAGTTGACTGATTTTGTTCCTTGGAATGGAATTACTGTTGCACCATCATGCCAATCGGCACTAATGCTCTTGGTGGAGCCTGTGGAGTTAGCTAAAAACAACATGGTTACTTTTGCATGGTAACCTGTTGGCACAACAAACAGGGTGTTGGCTGTGCCTGCTGTTAGGTTTTTACCTATGGAGTATTCCATTTTTAACAACCCTTACGAATACAGTCAGCAATATATTCTAGGCGCTTTACAACACCGTCCTTGGTGTCTTTAAGAAGCCTTTCTCTGTATTCTTTGTTGTTCAAAAACTCATCAGCAGCTTCTTGGTATTTGCCAAGGTTGAATAGCTGTCTGGTCTTTTTGGATAGTTGCCAGTCGCCCCTGTAGGTGGCTGACACAATAGCTGCTTTGAGTTCTTCTGACAAAGAATCAAAGTTAGGGGTTAGATCTTTTGCTTTTTGTAGAAAGATATTAAACACATCAGGAAAGGACATATTAAAGTATTCCTTGGTCTGACCTACGCCTGTTGTTAACACACCTTTGTCGTCAGTATAGACACCTTCACAAAAACCTTCATGGTGAATTAAAAGTTTATGAGCCTGTGTAAGAACACAATCAGGATACAGCTCTTTAACTTTCTTTACAGCTTTATCGCCATAGTAGAATCTATTACTCATCTTGTTCTTGATAAGAAGAATATTCTATATCTTCTAGTGGTGTGTTTTGTTCTTGTGAAGTGACAATTCCTGAGATGTTGATGGTGATTGCTGACTTTCCACCATTCTTTTGTACTTCCTGCTCAAACGCAGCAACAGGAAGCATTCTATCCATAAGTAGTTTCCAGGCGGCTGCCTGGTTTTTGTGGTCATCATTAAGAGCTGCATTAAAGATTGAGTCTAGTACCTTTTGAGACTTAGGAGAATTTAGCATCCTCCTCTTGTACTCATTAATGATAGAAGCCTCTCCTTTAGGTCTCCCTACAGGATTTTTCTTTTCTAAAAGAGCTTTAGGTGGTCGCCCTTTTCTTTTTAACACAACATCTTGTTTAGGTGTACTAGGATTGTCCATTAAGTGGTCCATAGTATTAAAGTGTCTTTAAGAAGCTTTAAGTGTCTTTAAGTAGTATTCTATTAGTTATACTTAATAGTATTACTTAATAGTTACTACTTTAAGTGTCTTTAAGTGTCTTATATATGTCTTAATTTTAGCATATTTTTAAGAAGAAGTAAACACCCCTTGAGGGGAATTTAGCTAATTTTGTGTGTTTTATTGTGTGTTCTACAGTGTCTTTTTGTGGCTTTGAGTGGCCTTGAGTGGTCTTTTCTAAATTTGCCTTTTGTAACCTTGAGTGGCTACTACCATAAATTCACTGACCATCCCCTCCCCCCGCCCCCCTCGATCGTCAGGCTTCATGAGTGGCATGTGTAGCGACTGCTACGTGTAGCGACTGCTACATATGCAATTCTATATGTAGCGACTGCTACACAGGACACATATGCAATTGTATATATGGTGCCAGGCCTGAGACTTGGGTGGCATGTGGAGCCTTGGGTGGCCTTGGGTGGCGTGTGGAGCGTGTGGGTCAATGTAGGGCCCTATAAGCCCATCAAGGCTACATCAGTCCCTCAAGGCACCATCAGGCACCATCAGCCCAACATGAACCCGATTCAAGTGAACATGAAAACATCTCAAGCAAATAGTGGTTGACATCATGGGGCATCATGGGACATCATGCACATGTGGTCGCTGAGATGACCTACACCGACACCAACAGAGAACATCAGAATGACTACACCAACCAGCTTCGCACGCCGAGAGTTGTTCAGCGAATATGACCCGACAGAAACGTGGGAAACGGCGCCGAGCGTGCAAGAAGTTGTGAAAGCTTTACAGAAAAGAATCAACTTTGAGCACCACTACTCGTCAGACTTTGCGTGCAGCGTCATGAATGCATTCTTTGCCGACGTAGATTTTGAAGAATTGGCAGAAACGATCATCAGCGATTGGTACGGGGAATAATAGAATGAAACAGCAAGTAACCCGCAACACGTTCATCGATGCATTTATTGACATGGAACGTGAGGATCAGTTTAGCCGATGGGCGCTTAATGCTCTGTATGATTACTTCACCGAAATAGAATCAGAATGCCCAGACGTTGAATTCGAGCTTGATGTCATTGCCTTGTGCTGCGAGTATGTAGAAATGACATTAGAAGAAGTAGCTGATGCATACGACATAGACGAAGAAAGCGTACTCGATTGGCTACAAGACGAAACAGTAGTAATAGCAACTCGTTCTGATCGTGTACTGTTCCAACAATTCTGACCAAAGGTGCTTAAAAGATGAAAATCCTATCAATCGATGCATGGGCAGACGGCGCTTGTGGGTGGACGTGGAACAACTGGTTCCATGTGGGAAACATCGAAACAGAACAGTTTGATGCATTGAACACAAACCGCCGTATTCTGGCATGGTTTCGTGCCAATGGTTTTATAACAGAGGCCAGTAAGGGCAAAGTGTCAGTAGAAGACGATGGCTATAATCTAGTAGTCATTGATCGATCAAACAGGATGCCGCTATTCGCAATCGAATACGGAATCGAATACGGAGCATAAATCAAAATGAAACCACAATTCACCTTTAAGTTCCAAGACGAGCCACAATTTGAAACCGACATCGGTCGACCTGAGCTCGCAAACAAACTTAGGGCATACAGGAAACAAAAGCATTACCAAGTGCGAAAGGCAGGCACTCACAGGTACCTTGTGCGCGTGATTGGATCTGCGGCAATCGGGGAGTTTAACGTAAAAAAATGAACTACCAAAAAATCACAAAGCACATAAGGCGTAAGTACTACCAGTATTCGCCCACCTTGGTACACATCACAGGCGGTCAGGTGTATGTGATCCTGAACCAGGTCCCAATGAGCAATCACTCTCACAAAGTGTATTGTGGGAGCATTCAATCTGTGCTGGATGAGGCGTGTTCTGAAAGGTCGGTACTCAGCAAGATTTACCTGCAAGGCGCAACATTATGAAAGTATTGGTAGCATGCGAATTCAGCGGCACAGTGCGTGATGCTTTTGTTCGTGCTGGTCACGATGCGATGTCGTGCGATCTGCTACCTAGCGACACCGAAGGCAAACATTACCAAGGAAGCGTGCTTGATATTCTAAATGATGGTTGGGATCTGATGATCGCACATCCACCATGCACACACTTGGCAGTGAGTGGTGCTAGGTGGTTCAAAGAGAAGCAAAGAGAACAGCAAGAAGCATTAGAGTTTGTGCGTGTTCTGATGGATGCGCCAATCGAGCGTATAGTTATTGAAAACCCGATCAGCATCATCTCAACAAGAATCAGAAAACCTGATCAGATCATCCAACCGTGGATGTTTGGTCATGGTGAAACGAAGGCAACGTGCCTATGGTTAAAGAATCTACCTAAACTGACACCTACAAACATCGTGGATGGTAGGGAACAAAGAATCCATAAGATGCCACCTAGTCCGGATCGGTGGAAAGAAAGAAGTAAAACGTTCCAAGGCATCGCTGAAGCAATGGCGCAACAATGGGGATGCTGTGAACATCTTCTACCTTGACCATGATCCAACAACAGCAGCCCAGATGCAATGCGACAAGCACGTCGTCAAGATGTGTCTTGAAACAGCACAGATCCTATGCACAGTCAGAGCTCGCTATGGACTCGATGCACCCTACAAACCCACCCACAAGAATCACCCGGCTGTACTATGGGCCGGTGACACACTAGAAAACTATGTGTGGACCTTGACACACTTCAAAGGCTTGCTTTCTGAGTACCAGTTCAGGTATAACAAACAACACAAATCCGGCACAGTGTGCCTTCCGATAGTCTCAACACCACCAGAGGGAATCAGTCATGTCCAATTCACAACGCCAGCGAGATGCATGGACACAGGGTCGCGATCAGTATCAACAGACCCCGTGGAGTGCTACAGGCACTACTACAAAACACAAAAAGCATCAATCCTTAAATACTCTATTCGGCCTGCGCCGTCCTGGATTGAATGAGGATATCTTGGCCATTCTGTCAATCATCATCATCACAGTGTGTGTTTTCTGGGCAGACCAGATATCAGACTACATCGACGATGCATGGATCGAGCATGAACAGCAGCAGGAACAACAAAAAAATGAAACAGATCAGTTTTAAATATACCAACAGGCAGGTAGAGGATTACTGCCTAGAAGTCATGACCAGAACAATCAGACAACATGTAATCGACTATTGGGCAGGACACAAAATTAGCACCAGCACACACTCGGACGGCACCATACACAGGATTATCATACCAGATCCAGAGGGTGACCTTAAAGTTAACATCATCACAGTGGAGGTGCTCTGGGACGCCTGTGTGCGCTTTGTGCACCAGCACAGGGACATGATTGATGACTCACCTGTGTGTCAGTCAATCATCAGCCTGAAGCCTGAAGTGATGTCGAAGTTTGACTTAGACAATCTGATGCAATACACAGTTGGTATATAGCAAAGGTATATAGCAAATGAGTAAACAATATCAAGAAGAAGACGCAACCTATCATGATGAGCCTCTGGTTTACGAGATGATTAAAGACCTGGTGGAATATGATCTAGAACACACAACAGTCAATGAGCTAATGGAACTTGCGACCGATCAACTATATTCAATCTACTGGAACATGAAACATGAATATCTCAAAAAAAGATACAATGAACTATTTGACCGATAAAGAAATTCTAAAATTAGCAAAAGAAGCTAATATTGACTACGCATTCAAAAAAGAACTGGTGAAGTTCGCCTGGATAATCGTGGAGAAACATAATGAAAAAACAGAAAAAACTAACGCCACCGCCCTGTGACTGTGAACTGTATCATTTCCCCCATAGGTATTCTTATCGCTGCGTTGAGTTTGAACAGGAACAAAAAGACGCCGAGAACGAAGAACGGTGGTTTAGATTGTTTGACTTTGACCAAAGAAACCAACCGGTGCGGGGATGGTAAACTTTTACCGGGAAGTAGAATCCAAGTTTAAAAACACAACAAAATACCACCAAGACACAATAGAAGAAATCTTGTTATTTCTCAAACAGTTAGGTCTTGACAAGAATGTGTGTCTTAATTGCTTTACCAACCTGATGGAGCATGGATTAGAATGCAAACGTACGAAGTAGACAAAATTGTCTTGCAAAGTCTTAAAGAATCCTTAGAAGCTTGTATCGAGATGGACGACAGACCGCCTGACACTGCATTTGCGCTTCTGATAACAATCAAGTATTATATGACACATAATGACTTCAAAGAGTACTTAAGAAGCAATAAAATCTTAAAAAAGATCAATAAGAGTATTCTTGAATGATTATAATTGATATTATAAGTTATATAGGATTAGCTATATTAGTTCTTATATTATCTATAGTGGCAATATCAGTTGTTTTTACTATTGCTTTTGTAATATTAGGTAAAAGATATACTGATATAGACGATAAATATAATAATTGGTAAGTAAACAATATGAGGTGTAAAGCGTGCGATACGATCCTTAAGGAGGAAGATACATCAAGAAAAGATTCTAAAGGTGAATATATAGATTTGTGTGTTGTGTGTTTTAGAATATCCCAATCGGTACTTGAAGATAAATATATAGATTACCAATTGGATATAATTTTAGAAGAGGATTTAGAAGATGATTATTGAAGGTGTAGTAGCTTTTTCTAATATTACCAAAGAAGAACAATACCAAGGTCGATCCACTGGTAAATATTCTATGGTTATTGCTCTTGATGAAACTTCAGTAGAAGCGCTTCAAGAAAAGGGGGTTAAGCTTAAAGTATATCAAGACAAGACCCAGCGTAAATTTGTCACTAAGAAGAAAATCCCTGTAATGGATGCCTCAAATGACACATTCCAGGGGGAAATCCCTTGGGGCTCCAAGGTGCGCCTGTCGGTGGCTCTTGGTCCTGTGTCACCAATCCACGGCCCCTCGACCTACATGAATGCTGTCCGTGTTCTTGAGCTTTCACAGAACAACGCCGGGGGCCTAGAAGAGGGCTTTTAGGGGCTTTAGGGCAGGGGGTCGGTAGGGTAGTACCGGGTGGCCTATGAAAACGTCTCATAGGCCTTCCTATGAGCTTCTAGGGGCATATATGAGCATGAGTGTCGACCTATACGCTTCAAGGCGTGGAGAAGCCCACCCAAGGGCAAAATTGACTGAAGACGATGTAAGACTGATCAGGTTGTTGTCCAATGAAGGGTTATCCATCAGAGTCATAGCCCGAAAGTTTTATGTGTCAAAAAGAGCGGTCGAGGCGATCCTGACAGGCAGGACGTGGAGGCATGTAGCATGAACATAGAAAAAATTATCCAAGGAGATTTGAAAATGCAAAACGTAACCATCAATGGTGTTGAGTACGCTCCCGTTTCTAATCGTCCGACAGGCACCCGCGCTGTGGTCGTTGTAGATCGTGGATGGATCTTTGCTGGAGACGTGGCTCGTGAGAACGGGCGTATTCGTCTGAGCAGAGCAGTTCACGTTTTTTCGTGGGAGTCGATTGGTTTCGCCAAGATGGTCGAGACTGAGAAGGCAGATCTTCGCCCAATTGCGGACGTAGATATGCCTGAAGGCGCAGAAATTTTCTGCGTGCCCGTCCACGACGGATGGGGGCTGTAATGACCTCATTCTTTCCTGTCGGCGACGGCAACGGCGACGGCTTCGGCAACGGCTACGGCTACGGCGACGGCTACGGCTACGGCTACGGCAACGGCTACGGCTTCGGCAACGGCTACGGCAACGGCGACGGCTACGGCTACGGCAACGGC